TCGACTGCACGAAGCGGTCGACGGAGTTGGTGCCGATGGCCCGTTGCGCCTGTGCCAGGACGCTGACCAGTTCGACGTTGAGCGATTGCCCTTGCATGTCGGGCGGAGCCGGCGGCACGAGGCCTGCCTCGAGCATGTGCGTAAACGTGGTCTCGATCAGCGGGTACAGCAGCTCGTTCGACAGCCGCTCGAGCACCGGCCCGATCATCAGCATCTTCTCTTCGTGGCGCTCAGCCACTTCGGTCGCCGTCATCTGCGGGTTGGTGGCCGAGTCCAGCATCATGAACATGTCGGCGAAGAATGCGGAGTTGACGCGCTCCCGGCAGTCTCTGATGTCGGCGAGCAGGTGCTCGAGGTCGAGGTTTACATCGAAGGCGCTCTTGATCTGGGCGCCGCCGGCGCCGGGATCGATGTAGGTGATGCCGCCAGGCAGCCGGTTCACGTCCTGGTTCTTCATCGCGGTAGGAACCTGCAGCGGAGGGTTCGACATATAGTCGATCGCATTCGCTTTCCTCAGCTGCTCGTGCTGCAGCTGCTTGATGTCGCCGAGCGCTTCCATGCCTGGCGAGTTGCCGTAAATGTCGCCGCCGGCCACTGCCCAACGTGGCACCACCGCGGGAAACTGTTTGAAGCCGCTCTCGCGCAGCATCATCGTCGAGTCGCCTGACAGCTCGAAGTAGACCGACTTCCAGGCCATGTTCTTGGCGTTCTTCATGCTGGGGTCGCGGTCCGCCCTGGGCTCGATGGCATGAATCACCGGGATCCACTGGTCGAGGCCTTTGCCTGAGTCGTAAAGGCTCTGCACCGTTCTCGAGCAGTTAGCGTAGCCAAACTCCTTCACCATCGCCGAGACGGGCATCTCGAACTCGCGATAGAGCGTGCACACATCGCCCTGGGCGTCGGTCGCGATCGCGTACTCGCCGATGGTCAGCGGGTAGTGGTGGATCACGTTCTGAAGGTTGGGGAGGATCACAGATGCGGCGGTTCCGAACGCGCCCAGCTCCTCGTACATCTGGTGCAGCGCGCGGTAGGTATTCGATTTCTGAAAGATCTTGTGCATGCGCTGCGACACGTCGTCGAGCCAGATCTTGACGGGCTGGAAGTCGTTGAGGTCGGTGTCGGGCGTTCCCAGGCGAAACCATGGCCGCGCCGGCGACGTGGCGCCGCCCATCAGCCCCGCGCCCAAGGTTCTTAGCGCGCGGATGCCCGTGTTGTCGTAGATGTTGTTATTGCGCCGGTTGCCCTTGTCGCGGTCCTGGCGGAAGTAGCGCCCGCTGCGCGGCAGGATGTAGGTCGTAATCTCCTGCCAGTGCGACCACCAGATGCTGCGCTCGTTCTTGAGCTGGCCCCACCGCTGGATGGCCCGCTGGCGCGTCTCGTTGTTGTCCATCTTATGACCCCAAAAGCGTGTTTTTGCCTAGGCTCAGGCTGCTGGTCGACACACCGCCCGAGCCCGTCAGCATGGTCGATCCAATGCCCACCTTGGAGGCGTTCGCGGCTTGGGAAAGAATCGATGAGATGTCCGGAGCTCTCTGGTTCACGGCGTTGGTGGCCGTCTCGTTTTTGCGCTCGGTAGAGAGCGCGCTGGCCTCGGCCTTCTCGGTGGCCGTGGTCTGGTTCTTCAGCGCGGTCTCCTGGTTGGCGTTAGCCTTCGCTCCGTTGATCGCGGAGACTCCCGTGCCCACCGCTCCTACCGCAAGGCTGGCCAGGGCGATCATTGTTCCTGCCGACACACTTCCTGCCATGACTCCCCCCTAGTTCTGCTGCATGATCCCGGCCGGCCACGGGAAGCGGACAAACTCAACGTTGTCGAACTCGCCCGCGGGCAGGCTGGGAGTTGCGCTGTTTGGATCGATGGCCACAAAAGTGACGGCCGCGAAATGGCCGCAGCCGTCGTCGAATATTCCCGTCTTCTTGAATGGGCTGTAGTTGACCAGGCACGGGTACGAGGCCGCGTGTTTGTCGAGTTCGGCTTCACTCGTGTAAATGACCAGCTTGGTGATCATGCCCATTCGTCTACTCTCCTCGTGATCGTGACGGTGTCTCTGCCACCATCTTTGCGGGACATCAGAATGTCGGCCTCGGCAAACACCTCGTTCTCGGCTTCTTCGACAGTCGCTGCCTGGGTGGGGAAAATCATTGTCATCTCAACCGGCCCACGCGTCACGAACAGGCCTTTGCGGCCGGGGAATCCGGGGAGAACGTTGTACCCTTCGAGATCGACGAGCTCGTCGCCGGCAAGCAGCGAGACTGATCCGTGGATGATGAGAACGGTGGCTCGCTTGATCAGCGATCCAACCATTGCAACGCCGGCTTCGAGCCGGATGGTGCGTGCGTACATGCCGCCGTGCAGAACGTGTTCTGTGGCGATCTCGACATCGGCGACCTGAAGCAGCGCTTCGTGGACGCGCTCGGTAAAGTCGAGGGTCTCCCGACTCGCCCGGACAAGACTCGGCAGCGTACCTGTCGTGAGGCTTGAGGTCACAGCCACCTCGTGTAAACGGTGTGGCTGGGTTGCGATCCGGCCCGGCGCGACAGGACTCTGTCCAGCCGGCTGCCGATCCTGGCGGTTTGCGTAATCGCTACGCACTCGGTCTCGTCGGCGTACTGCTCGGCCGCGAACAAGAGGTCGTTGCCTGCACCGGAACCGCGGTGACCGGGATGTACGAACAGGCTTTCGACCGTGGCCATGCGTTTGCCGTTGTGAGGCATGACGGCCGTCAGCACGGAGACGAAGCCAACCAGTTCCTCCGCTACATATGCACCGAAGCACTGCAGCGCCCCAGCGTGCTCCATGGCCGCGTACGTCTCGGCCTGTGGTTCGGCGCCTGGCATTGAGCACTCGGCGGCGTACTCGGCGATCAACTCCCGAGCGTTAACCGCGCGGAGGATTTCCAAGTGACTGACCCGCCGTATGGAGGGTGTGCTCATGGTTCCGAGCTTAGGGCGCGGTTAGTCTGTTACGGGTATCCTTGCGGAGGAGGTGCTTCTCAATGATCACGCCGACTGTCGGCCGCGTCGTCTGGTTCTACCAGGCCGGCATCCCTGAGCGAATTCAGCCCCAGGCGGCTCTTATCGCCTTTGTCCACTCCGATAGTCTCGTCAATCTCGCCGTGTTCGACGCGAACGGCGTTGCCGAACACCGAACATCGGTGCTGCTTTATCAAGGCGAAGGCGATCGCCCAGAGTCTGAGTTCTGCGAGTGGATGCCTTACCAGATCGGGAAAGCCAAAGAGGAGTTGCAGCCGGTGCGCAGGATTCAGCCGATCGAGGTGGGTCCGCAGGGGTGAGCCCGGTCAGATCCCTGCGTAGGGGTCGTAGCTCTTCGGCGTCTGGCGAGCGCCCATGCCCGGCAGCCTGGTCATGCCGGCCGGCCGGTCGGGGATCGCGAAGGTCAGCGCCAGCGCATCCGCCAGATCCGGCGACCTTCCCAGCCGCTTCTTGATCTGCTCCTTCGACTCAATCTGAAATTTCCCGTTATGGAAGAAGTAAGTAGGCGCGCTCAGCTCGCTTATGAGCTCGGGAATGTTCGGCAGCGAGCCGCCGGCCTTTACCCAGTCCGCCATCTTCATCCACATCTCGGCTCTCAGGTTGAAGTAGCGCGGGTCGTTTGCCGGCCCGTTGAACTGGACTGCGTAGACCTGGTGGCCGGCCGCTCTCATTACGTCGACGGCGCCGTGCGCCCATCCCACCGTATCGTCGAAGAAGCTCAGAATCTCTTCTTCGCCAAGCACGGTGTCCTTCTCCGCCCACTCCATCTTTTTGGCCATTACGCTCGAGGCGATATTGACTGAGACGGCGGAGTCTCTCGCGTGGCGCATGATCTTGGGAATAAACGCCGCGATGCCCTGGCGCGGGAACGTGACTGTGCGATCGTCGCCGAATCTGGCCACGTCGGTTCCCAGTCGCTTCTGCGCCCACGTGTAGGTCTCAGGCCTGGGGTGCAGGTTCATCGCTCTCTCTACATCGTCGGCCGACAGCAGCGCGTCGATCGAGCCTGGCGGGAATAGGCCCAGGACGTAAGCCATCACCCAGGGATTCTCGCGGCCGTAGAGCGCGATCTGTTGCCGCGCCCAGTCGACCGGGACCCTCGGGGTCCGCTTCGGATCGTCGGGGTCGGCCGTGATCGACACAACATCCCACAGCGGGTGCCCATCGGCGTCGCGCTGGCTGCGCCCGCGCGTGGTGACGTCGTAGAGCAGGCCTGTCTGCGAGGTGGTATTGCCGGCGGTGATGATCAGGCCGTCTTCGCAGGAGGTGAGTCCCTGCTCTGCGCTCTTGATCATGTTTGGAGGGATGTCGCCCGACTCGTCGATCAGGTAAAACGGGAAGCGGGCGTGTTGACCCGAAAGGGTGCGCCCGACAGTCTCGATGTCGGCCGACTTGGCCCAGCCCTTCGCCGCCAGAAACCACGTTTCCG